TAAAACTCCCAAAGTTCATTATGAATTATTGGAAATTTCGTATCTCTATCACCGTTATCTATCTTTAAATATTTGCTCATTTTTCTTTATTTACTTTTTATTAATATTATTTTTATTCTTCTTTAAGAGTTTGCTTATCAAGAGCCTTTTGTAACTCAATGGTTTTCATCACTGAAGCCGTATAAGCGTTGTTTTTAGTCTCTTTATATGATTGCATTTCAGAAGCTTTTAGGTAATTTCCATCATCAATATTAATTTGAATCTTTGCGTTATTAAATTCAACATCTGTAAAAATTATCCCATCAACTCCAAATCTAGATTTCAATATTGCCATGTTAGCACGACCACTTTCTTTTTGGTCTAAATCTTTTGCAATTGAAACTATAAAGTGACCGATTTGACCTTTTTTAATTGAACCTCCAATCATAGTTGAGTCAACTGTATCAGCATTAATCGAATCTCTATTACCTTGAATAGCAGTCCAACCTACCATTTGGAATTCACTTAACAAACTTTCAAATTGTCTCATGATTGGGCCTTCAGCTTCATATCCTTTATCATAATTTCTAGTTGATGTAATACAATCAATATAATCAATAAGGATAATATCAGGTTTTCTACCAGCAGCGGTTAACCTTCTAACATAGTTTTTGATTATTGGAATGGTTGTCCCATCACTAGGAAATTTCTTTAATTCTAAATATCCACCAGCATCCTCAAATTCTTTTACTTTTTCATCAATTATTGGACGATTTTCAACCAATGCTAAATCATTAAGTGCTATACTAGTCCAACACGATAAGTGCTTTCTCTGTATTACTTTTGGATTATCTTCGAAGAAGATTTGTAATACCTTATAACCTTGACTATATGCAGTATTTGCAATTTTTGTAATCATTGTGGTTTTTCCAACACCAAATGGTGCTAATATTACCCCTAATTCACCCTTAGATAAACCACCATCCATCTTTTCATCTAAACCACTAATACCAGTTGGTATAGGTTTTCTAAAGTCTTCACTTAATACGTCATCAATATTAAAAAATACATCAATACCAGCATCTTTATCTGAACCGACTTCAAGTGCTTTCTTCATTATTTCCTCACAAGCATCATAATCATCTAAATTACCTTTTTCAATAATCCCTTGAATTTCTTCCATGGCCTTACGAAGTTCTTGTTGTTTACAGAACTTCATGGCTTTGTCTTGGATATATTCAGAGTCTTTTAAGGGAAGGTCTTTAATTTCTTCCATTTGTGCTGTAATATACATTCTAGTGGCATCATTATCACCTCTAGCGTTAAGTCTATAAATGAGACTTTCATAATCTAGAACAATTTCGTCAGTCTCATGAGCTTCTTTTATTTCAGAAGCGATAATCCTTAAATATAAATCAGTAAAATAATTAGAATCTATTATTGAGATAATATTACTCGAAAACTTATAATCTGTAATTAATTGGGATAACAGTCTCTTTTGATAAGGGATTCCTAAGAACCCAAAACCAACATCTTTATTGATATTACTCATATTTTTATTATTTTTTAGTATGTTTCTAACTTAGCATATTCATCTGAACTTAGTCTGTTATATCTAGTTAAACTAGTTGAACCATATACTTTAGTATAAGACTTTTCGCTCATTGCATCTTGTATAATTCTTATAATATTAGGAATTATACTCCTAATATCAATTTCATATCTAACATTAGGGTGGAATATTTTACCATCAAACATACCTATAGCAATTGAATCCTTTCGAATTGCATCTAAATTAAAATCACCGTCTTTATCACGTAATTTATTAACATTATTCTTTAATACCTCTAAAGAAAAAATATCCTCCTTATCATTTAAATGATTATTTTGAGCATAGAAAGGTTTATAAGAATTATCCATACATTTATATTTGAAGAAATCTGGAATTAAACCTAATGTCATTTCTTGATTAATACCCATAATATCATCTATCATTTCTTTAATCTCGAATGATTCTCTACAATCATTATTATAATTTTTTACATTGAAGTATCTTTGACAAATAATGTGGTCATTGATTCTTAATATAAACTCAAAAGGTTTCACTATTTGCTTTTCGAATTGTCTTTGCTTTCTGTCTTTTTTATTAGCCATTTTGTTCATTTATTAAATTTAATTCTTTCCGCTCTCTCTCTATTAGTTTTTTAAACGGAAGTAAGTAATTAGTGCTGAATGATTCGATTTGTTTATCGACACCATCACGCTTCATGTAGCGATATACATTTTTAATACCTCTATCTTCGATATCGCCCATTGGATTTCTATTGTATTCAACTAAATCCTTATTTTTTTTATCAATTAAAGGGTCACTTAAATCTATAATACTTTCATTAATTTTATAGATATTTTTACCTTGTACACCTTGGGTGTTTGATTCGATAATATTAGTTAACGCTTTTAACGGTTTCTTTTTATCCTTAATACGTTGAGCTTGATGCTTCTTCGCTAATTGAATAATTTCCTTTACAGATAGTTCACGCTCTTTAAGTTCTGGAAAGAATTTTAATAAAGTCGTCTCTTTAACACCTTCAATACCTTTAATACTGTCGGAATTATCACCACCAATTACTTTAATTAGTTTTAAATTCTTTGGGTGATAGTTAAAATATTTGTTAAAATTTTCTAAAGTTACGTAATCTCGAATTTTTCTATCACAGAAGTATATTCGAACATCTGAACTTATCAATTTGCCCAAATCTCTATCTGAAGTGCAGATAGTTATTTTCTCATTTGGCTGTTTTGTTTTGCAATAATAAGCTATAAAATCATCAGCTTCAACACCAGACTTAGAATTATCTATTAATTGTCTAATACATAATTCCTCTAAATATTGTCTGATTAAAAATATTTCGGTTTTTTCTTGAATGTCAATTGGGTGTGTCCCATTAACGAAATCTTTATTTCTATCAGATTTATAATCACTATAGAGTTCCCAACGCTGTTTACCACTGAACTTTCCATCCCAAAAGACAAATACTCTATAATATAATTCTTCTTGTAATAGTTTTCTAAGGATGGTAATAAAGATGTACAATCCACCTATATGGTCACCATCCCTAGTAAACATATCTTTAGCTCCGAAAAAACCTAGTTTAAACAAGGCATTTCCATCGATAAGTAAGGTATTTCTAATGTTCTTAGATTTACCGTATTTTTGCGGCTTTTTAGCCATTTCACATTAATTTAAAAATTAATACTATAAAATATCATCGCTTGACATTTCACCTTCTTCAGTTACAAAATTGATTTGAGCACCATATTCAACCTTAAGTTTCTCATGTATAAACTCTCTATGTTCTTTTTTATATTCTTCAATTTCTGTCGGATTCCAATATCCGTGTGGGGTTGATGCAATCTTACCCTTTTTCTCTAAACCATTAATATGGTTTTTTTCACAACTAATTTTAGTTTCAATTCCAAATTGGAATTCATTACCTAATGAAGTTGCTTTAAGTTTAGCCGTACCGTGAGATAAAACTCCACCTAAATGCACTATTAATCTAGAATTATAGAACATAAACTCACCACAACTGTGCTTAATTTTCATATTCATATTATCATACCAAATCTTTTGTACACAAATGAATGTGTTAGTGAAAGGTTTGTCTTGTCTTCTAGATGAAGGTATTCTAAAGTTAACAATTGGTTGGAAAATTTTCATTGACCCAGCATTCCACATATTATTTGTAGTTGATGATATCGCAGATTTATATCCATTTAATGTTCCAATAGAATCCCAAAGAAAACATAAATTCTCTTGTAACAATCCTTCAGCTTGAGCATTTAACAATTCAGTCATATGAAGTGCTACATCCTCTATTACTGGTTCATACCTTAAAGGGGTTTTACCCATCTTTGAATGTTGATGGTCATAGCATTCATAAGCTTCTAATAATTCTGAATTACCCATGAAAATAAATTTACCTTCTGGTACTAATTCACCAGTATCTTCATTAACAACCCATTCAAATTCTACGCCACATGTTTTAGCGTGGTCCCAATGAAAGTTACCCTCTGTTTCATATATTACTGGCAAATCTCCAACTCTTTGTGCACCAGCAATTGCTTCATAAAATGCAGTTGATTTTCCCGTGTTGGTGTAACCTCTCACTGAAGATACATAACCTCTTGGAAATCCAGGTAATTTAATGGCATCATGCCATGCTTTTGATAATGGAATCCATGATAATTCTTTATCTGGAATTGTCTTTGAGATTCCTTGTGATTTTTTAAAACTACTAAAATCGTAGTTAGCTTTCTTTACTGTTGTTTTACTTGGTTTTTTAGCCATAATTATTTTTGAGGTACCCCGATTTTTTTCTACTTTATCCCTAATAATTAGAGATAAAATAAGGGGGTAGGTAAACCTCACCCCCTACATTATCTATTTACCTATTCTTAAAATGGTAAATCATCATCTTCTTCGACAGCGACTGGTACTTCCACTTCAGCAGTGTTAGTAGTATCAGCAACCTCTTCAGATGCTACTTTACTTGTTGGTTGTTTAGCTGTTGTTGCAGCTCCACCACCCATAGTGATTTGTGAATCTAAATCACTAGAAGTATCTTCTGTTTGTTCTTCCATCTCATCTTTATCAACAAACTTTTCAAGTTTCTTATCCCA